CAGAGTTAGGTAAGCCTAAACGAAAGAGGTAACGTATTAAACGTTACGTAATTATCTCAGATTTACAATATCCTTTTATTAAGAAATCCTACGTTGAAAGTCTTTTAGATTATATAGATTACGTCAAACCAGATAAATTACTTTGTGTTGGTGATGAACTTGATTGCCAAACAATATCAACTTATGCACGTGGAACAGCCCTAGAGTTTGAAGGTTCTTTACAAAAGAATATAATTGGACTTAAAGGCTTACTCAAAGAATTCCGTAGTGCTATTGGACGCAGTAAGCCTTTTCTAATTCAAAGAAGTAATCACACAATTCGCGTAGAAAAATACGTAGCACGCCACGCACCCGCTTTCTCTGTACTTGACGCAATCAAAATAGAAAACCTTTTAGGTTACAACGACAAAGACATAAACGTTACATACAACAGATCATTAACAGAAGTTGCCAAAGGCGTAATTATGGGTCACGGCGACGAAGGCAGGCTTTACAATCACGCAGGACAAACAGCTCTTGGACTAGCTACAAGAACAGGTAAGAACGTTGTTTGTGGTCATACTCATAGACAAGGTATTGCTTCAGCTAGTCACGGCTTTGGCGGAAAACTTGACACACTTTGGGGAATGGAAGTTGGTCATCTATGCGACCTTAATTCTCCTGGTATGCGTTATATGAAAGAAGGGCACGCTAATTGGCAAGCAGGATTTGGAATACTTTACGAGCAAGACGGACAAGTTAAACCTGAGCTAGTGCCTTTTAATAAAGACGGCTCATTTATAGCCGAAGGCGAACTCTGGCGATAACGCCGTTACCAAATTGTTATAATTCAATGCTGTGTTTTGACACACGTTTGCTTTAACCTTTCTTTAACGAAAGGGGCAATACATGGATAAAACTTGGTATCCAATATCTCATCTCTTGGCTCACGCATATCACACTATGGACTATTACCACAAAACTAGGTGCATATTTGAGCCATGCGATTGTGAAAACAAGCTACAACAATTACAAGAATTTTACGGACTATTTATAGGAGTGAATTAAATGGATTATCTAAAAGATTACATTGAAGTAAAAGACAGAATCAAACTGTTCTACGAAAAATATCCAGAAGGCATATTACATTTTGAATATAAAGGAACAATGGAACTAAACAACGAAACATACATTTATGGTAAAGCGTTTGCTTATCCTGATCGCGAAAAGTTGAACTATGCAAGTGGTTGGGCGTGGGAGCGCGTTCCTGCTAAAGGTTTTGCCCGCGGGGCAGAAATGATGACCTTGGAGACTAGCGCGTGGGGAAGGGCAATCGCAGCTCTTGGAATTGCTGTGACAAAAGGAATTGCTTCTAGAGAGGAAGTGCAACGCAACGTGAAACCAGAAAATGACCCTTGGCAAACACCACCAGATAGCCCTACAAAGGCCGTAGAGGGCAAAATTAGCCCTTTAGGTGGCAAAGTAATAGGTGAATATACAAACCATGAATCCTCAAGTTATTCACCTAAAGGAACAGCAGCTAGTGAAAAACAGGTAAATTACCTATACAGTTTATTCAAGCAAAGTTATTCAGGTGAGTGTAATCATGGTGATTTACTCAAATTCCTATCAGATACAAACGACCTACCAATCAAATCGGTGAAAGAGATCCCATACAAAATGGTTAAAAAACTTTTGGACAACCAACAGTTAATCTCGGAATCTGTTCATGCTTGGCAAGCACCTTCAGGTCTTCCTGCAGCTGATGAAAAAGTAGAATGGGAAACAGCACAATTTTAGACATACTTTTACTAAACCCATATTTTAGTGACGTTGAGCTACTACCAAGCGACTATCGGAAAATAGCCGTTTGTGAGTCGTCATTAAATCCAGAAGCGGTTAATCAAACTGGTAAGTACAGGGGTTTGTTCCAGTTTGATAATCGTAGTTGGGGTTATGTTGGGGGAACTGGTGACCCTGCGCAAGCGTCTGTGCGTGAACAACTCCTACGCGCACAGATACTTGTTTCACGTCAAGGATTTCATAGAGCATTTCCTCAATGTGCTAAAAAAATGGGGATTAAATAAATGTTGGTTTTATTAACATTTGTTGGCATGTTTCTGGTGTTGCTAGCGTTATATATGCGACAATAAGACTTGGAAAGGGGGGCTAATGAAACCGCAAGACGTATATCGTCTGGAGAAGGTATTAAGAGCGTCAATCTCTTATGACCTACTAAACAGACAAGCCGATTTTCACGACAAGCATGACATGGAAGAAGCAAGAAAGATTGTAGAACAAAAACACTAATTAGGAACAGGGGCAACAAATGGGAACACCTTTAGGTAAAGAAGCTGTAATAAGTTTGTTGATAGGTGGGATACTTACTCTTGGTATTATGCAAATTTGGGAGTGGGTGAAAGCGTATGTTAGATCTTATAGCAAGGTGCGTTAATTGTGGTGGTTGGTGTTATGCAGCTAGTTATTGTAAGCATTGTATGAAAGCGATTAAATAATGCCTACATATATTTGGTGTAAAGTGTGTCATCAAATGATTGCTAAAGAGTTATTGCACGAAGATTGTGAACCTAAAGTGCCTGTAACACCTACAAAGATAAAAAAACAAATGGGTATTAAATGACCGAACCAATCTACTTACACTTTCATTACGATTACGAAAACAGTAAAGAATGGTTATGTCGTGACGCTAAATGTTATAAGAAACGCCAGGAAGATAAACGCAAATTACTGGAATATCAAGAGCTTATAGATCGTGATTTGTGTTGCAAAGAAAACTTGCAGATGATTGAAGAATCATTACAAGACCCACGCATTGACGGATATAGATAAAAACTGATATAAGTATCACCTTGGTCGCTCGAGCCAAGTCTAAACCTTAAGTCGAGGGTTGGTTAATAGCCTACTCAAACAGCCGTTAGAGGGCTTCTCTTGTTCTGCCTATTTAGCAGACGTGTAACACATACGAGAAGTTACGACATTACAAGCTACTATTAACGAGTCTCCTAATAGATCCAAATTGTTGTGATGATATGGCGAGACTAAGCCGAATAACCAATAAGGCTTCCGTTCGATAACCTGAAACCGCAGGGGTTCAAATGAGAATGGTTTACTAAGCCGTTCTCTGCCCTTCAACACACAAGGGTTCTAACATATACAATGACTAAGATATGAATATGATTAAACGTAACGGCAGTACTTCAAGATGGAGAAAGATAAGAGTTGCAATACTCAAAAGAGACAACTACACCTGCTACTACTGCGGAACTCCTCAAGCTAATACATGTGATCATCTCACACCCCTCGACAAAGGCGGCACCAATGACTTCAGTAATCTCGTTGCTGCTTGCGCGAATTGCAACTACAGTAAAGGCAATCGAACCGAAGAACAATACATTAAAGCAAGAAACAGAAAACATAAACGTAAAATGATGAACAATAACGGATTTTTTGAATCAGCACAGACACCACCGACCCCTGCTATGTTTTTCTCCCCAAAAGGACTTAAAAGTCCGTTCGAACAACCAAAAGGAAACTAATTGGGCTTAAGAGAAGAAAAACAACGCATATTGCCAGCACTTGATAAAGCAACTGAAGAAGCACAACGTCAGGGCTTCATTACTGAACTTGACCTTGCTGGTATCGCTGCTCTGTTCACTATTGCAGGTGTTCTGGACTCTGGTTTGTTAAAACCTATGGAAGAAATCAAATACTTATCACAATTACAGTCTGGGTTAGACAAGTATGGTCTCAGCTTGTTTGGTCGTAAAGAAAAACCAGAACTTGAAGCAGGTGAAGACACACTTGACGATCTTAGGAAACTCAACCCCGAGAATTCAGACCACACCAACAGCACTCCCAACTAGAGGTAACGAAGTCGCAGAGTTTGCGCGACAAATAGATATGCCCTTGCTTGAATGGCAAGAGTATCTAATCAATGAAGCCTCAAAGATTAAACCCGATGGCACTTGGGCTTACAAAAACGTACTTGCTATTGCAGCTAGACAAAATGGTAAAACACATTTACTCAGAATGAGAATCTTGGCAGGCTTATTCCTATGGGACGAAGAACTACAGATAGCGAGTGCTCAAACCAGAGATTTATCGTTAGAGACTTTTAAGAAAGTTGTTGAAGTAATAGATAACTATGATTGGTTACGCAAAAAAGTTAAACACGTAACAAGGGCAAACGGACGCGAAGAAGTAATGCTTAAAAATGGCATGCGTTACAAAATTGTAGCAAGTAACTCAGGTGGGGCAAGAGGTTTATCTTCTGATCTAGTAATACTTGATGAGCTTAGACAACAGAAAACTTACGACGCATACTCAGCTCTTGTGTTCACAATGAACGCCAGACCTAACTCACAATTCTGGGGCATATCAAACGCAGGCGATCATTACTCACTTGTGCTAAACGCCATGAGACAACGTGCTTTAGACAAAATAGAAAAGAACCTTGATGATCCATTATGTTTTATGGAATGGAGTGCTTCACCGCATAGAAAACTATCTGACATTGAAGGTTGGAAAGAAGCAAACCCTGCTTTAGGAAGAACAATTTCAGTAGACGCAATTAAAGCCAGGTTAAGTGACCCACCTGAGATATTTCAAACAGAAGTCTTATGTCAATGGGTTGAAACAATGAATAGTGCATGGGAACAAGGTGCATGGAACGCTTGTATGCAACCAAACCTAACACTTAAGCCTGACAGACCAACTTGGCTAGGAGTAGAAATAAGTCCAGAGCGAAATTCTTGGGCTTTAACAGGAACACAGATACTTGAAGACAAATCCATAGCTGTAGGTCTTATGGAATACCAAGACCAAGACAGTCCAATAGATGATTTGTATATTGCAGGTCGAATAGCAGAATGGGCAAAGCATTACAACGCAGAAGAAGTAATTGCCAATAGATTTACAGGTGACTCAGTAGTCGCCAAACTTAAACAAGCTGGCATAAATGCAAACGTAGTTAAAGGCTCAGATTATTACACAAATTGTGACCAAGTTCTTAGTGCTATGTCAGGTGGACGTCTTGCTCACTCAAATCAACCTGAATTATCGGAAAGCGTAAATAGTTGCATAAAAAAATCAAACGAAACAGGTGCTTGGTATGTAATGAGACGTAAACCTTCAACAGCTGCTATTTCAATGATTCTTGCAATAGGTAAAGCAGAACAATACGGCTCAAGATCACAAAACCAAGACATTGTAGTTGCTTAGGTGCTTGACTTACATAACGATTTAGTAAAGAATTAGAAGTTATGGGCTTCCTTCAAAATCTTCTAGGTATTGCACCGCAAGAAGACGTAAACAAAATGGACGCCGCAGTAGCCCCATATAACTATCAAGATTATTCACAACCATTTGGAATGTATGGCGTAACAAGTGTTTTACGTTCTCAAGCCATGCAAGTACCAGCAGTAGCAAGAGCTAGAAACATAATTTGCGCAACAATTGGTTCATTACCATTAGAAGTAAGACGCGAATCAAACAACTCAGAAGTAGCACTCCCACCTTTTATCAGACAACCAGATCCAAGAATGACTGGACAATCTGTATATACATTTTTAGCAGAAGATTTATTATTTACAGGCAACGGATATTTGCAAATACTTGAACTTGGTAACGACGGACGACCATTAAGCGCACAATGGGTGTCAGCAAGTCGTATTGGAAAAGTTTTAGACAAATCAAGTACAAACGTAACGGGTTACACACTTGACAATGCCGTATTACCTAATGCAGGACTTGGTTCACTAATACCATTCACAGGATATGACGAAGGATTATTAAACAGAGCAGGAACAACCATTCTTACTGCTTTGGCATTAGAAAAAGCAGTTAAAAGATTTGCAGAAGAACCAACACCTAACGTTGTGTTGAAATCAAACTTGCCTATGCCAGCAGAAAGAGTTACAGCCCTATTAGATTCTTGGAAACTTGCCAGACAAACACGTGGAACTGCTTTTGTTAATGACACAATCGACTTTCAAAGCATAGGTTTTAGCCCAGAACAATTAACGCTAAACGCTGCACGTCAATACATGGCTTCCGAAATTGCTAGGGCATGTAATTTACCTGAATACTACGTTGGCGGTAACGCTGGCGGTTCAATGACTTATACCAACGTTACAGCTGAAAGAAGAAACCTAATTGACATGTCATTAAGACCTTTAATGGCTTGTATAACACAAAGACTTTCAGATAATGACATCACACCAAGAGGCTCAATCGTCAAATTTGACTTAGAAGAATTCTACAGTCCAAGTGCAAACGAAAGAGCCGATATTTACCAGAAGTTAATACCACTAGGTGTAATGACAGTAGATGAAGCAAGAGAAAGAGAGGATTTAGTCAATGACCCTAATTAAATTTAGTACTGACATAATCTCAGCAAGCACAAGCAAAAGAGAACTCACAGGTGTGATAGTACCTTTTGGAAAAGTTGGTCACACCAATATGGGTGACGTAGTATTTAACGCTGGATCATTAAAAATAGAAGACGGCATTAAATTATTTACAGAACATGATATGGGAAAACCAATCGGCAAACTAAAATCATTTGAAGAAACCAGCACAGGAATAGTTGGAACATTCAAAATTGCAAGAACCAACGCAGGCGATGACGCACTAATAGAAGCACAAGACGGATTACGTACAGGTTTTTCAATCGGTGCAACAATCGACGATTTTGTTACAAACGATCAAAATGTAATTGTTAATGCAGCTACATTAAAAGAAGTTTCACACGTAACATTCCCAGCATTTGGTGAACATGCACAAATAACCGAAGTAGCTGCAAAAGCAGATATTTCACAACCAACAGAAAGCGAGGATACTATCGTGTCAAACGAAGTAACCCCAGAAGTAAAGGAAGACGAAGCTGTAGAAGCTGTAGCCGTTCCTGCTGTTGAAGCCAAAGAACGCAACGTGCGTCCTAACATCTTCACAGCACCAAGAAGCCCAATTAACTCAAAGGCTTCATTCTTAGAACACAGCATTAAAGCAAAACTTGGTAATCAAGAATCAGCAACATT